GTTTGGATCGCCAAAGTTAACTTTCTTGGTATTGCCAGTTTTTGGATCACGAACATATACTTTGAATTTCTTAACATCGCCACGCATCGGTTTACCTAACGGCACCTTACGACCGTGGTATTCGGCTTCGGTCAGCATGTCATCCTCTGGAAATTTTATCCAACCATATGTTTCAAAGAACGTATCACCGTCGTATGTTTCCTCTATGCTTTCGTGATGTTTGCTGCGACGCATATTGAGTTGCCAACGTGCCAGTTGACCTTTTCGACCAGAAGCGGTGGCCGCTTTCTCTAGTTGTGCCATGGTGGCATTTTTTGGGATTCCGTGCCGTTGGCTGTCGCCCGGTTTCCCTGGTCCTTTACCGTCTGCAAAGTTTTCATTGAGTTGCGCATCGGCCTGTGTTGCTTCCCAATTCATAAAAGTTTCTGCTAGTTTATGGCAAAAATCACGTATTGCTGTGTTACTGGTTTCTATGATATTAAAGGTACGCTGTTCCTCTAGCTGAGTAGGATCATTGTATCCTGCATAAACCTTATGGATATTGCTGTGATTGATTAGATCCGTGCAGCTTTCTTCGTATCTATCAGACATCCGCTCGCTGCAAGGACTGCATGTGGTTATGCAAATGCTACCGTTGGGAATATCGCCGTGTAGTTTTTTATATTTCGTCATGGCACATCGTTCTGCATGATGCCATTTGCCGTTTATCTTTCTACCGGCACTAGAAACCAAGTTATTTGCAGGATCTAATATAGCAGCAGCTACCATTCCGTGTGTGTTCGGATCTTGTTTTTGACCTTGCACAATTAGATCGCATAATTTTACAAGTATGGCATCTAGTTTGTGATAGTTACGTATTTCCCAGTCCGATTTATTGTAACCGTCATCTTGAGTAACGCTTTCTAATAAATTGATTATTTTTCTAATATCCATGATCTTATGCACCGGTTGTTCGTTTTTGCAACACGCTATCCACGTAGTCAAATGGCTCTTTTCGCGGAGCATCGCGTTTTAAATATCTGTTTTCATCTGGAATAGCACCAGTTCTAGACAGCATATCGCTATGTGTTCCAACATTTTTACTTTTTGGATTAAATACTTTATCTTCAACAAACGATACGAACTGCTTGCTGTTATTATTCTGTGTAAAGCCTTTGATTACGTTTGATAAAATATCAATAGATTTGTTATAAGAAGCCGTATCAAAGGGTGTTGATTGTTGACCCGTACCAAACAATTTCTTCCAATCGCTGGTAAACATACCACCAGTGCGTTGCACATTGTCTTTGAACAACCCTGGATTGTCGTATTGAGGAAAGTCGCTCCACAAACTTTGCGGAACTATACCCAACGGTTCACTTACTGTGACAAAATATACTGGATACTTGTTGTCGTTGATTATTTTGTTATAGCTCTTGTATAATCCCCTGCTTGCACCTGCCCACGGTTTGGTCTTTGCACACGGTACAAATGCAACCATAGAATATTGATCAGGCACTTTATATGATACAATTTCGTTGTGCCATGATTTTATAACAGGATTATTGAGCAGATGTATAGTTTCACCCGGGGTATATGCAGTAAGATTGGTATCTAAGTCAGGGTTTGATGCTAGGCTTCTAGCCACCAAAAACTTCCTAAAGCGTGGCCAATCTTCTCGTGATATGTAGCCAGGTGTTCCTAATTGACTCTTTTCAACATTAGACAGTTTTGAAAATGATGCTGCAATTTCTGCAGGTGAAAGATCCGTGGCAGATGCAGGAGTTACTGACTTTATTGTGGCTTCGAATATTTCGAATATTTTCATACGAGTATTTATTACAAGAGTATAGTAACAATCAACAATCACACTTGTACCTTATATAACTAATACATGGAAAAATTAGCAATATGTAATCGAGTAGCAGGAATACCCAAACTATACAAGCCCGATGGATTTGGGACAAATAATGATAGATGTTGGTAATATATTATAAATATAACAAGCTCACACCTTGTGCTATCATATAAATATATTATAATTGTTAGATAAGGATGTTAGAAGTATGTTACATCGTTTACAAACACTGGTAGAAAATACTTCTCCAAAATCAATTGGTAGCAAACTCAAACGAGATGTTGAGCTATACAATTGGATAATTTTACAAACTAATTACATGCCATTAGACACTGCGTTGAGCGAGCGAGCATACATAATTATAAATAATTTGAGCTCAAATTGTTGCAGTATTACCAACAAACCAAAACGATTTATAAGCATAACGCAAGGATACGGGTTTTGCGGTGATACTAAAAATTGCAAATGCATTGCCGAATCAATATCTAGCAAAGTATCACAATCAAAAAAATCGTTAAGTATCGCTGCTAAACATGCCATAAATTGCAAACGATCGGCTACTAATATAGAAAAATACGGAGTTGTAAATACCGGACAAACAGGGTCGGCAAAGTCGGCGCATCAAGCATTTTATTCAAAAAAAGAAAACATTGAAAAACAATTGGTCAAACAACAAACAACTATTATGGAAAAATATGGTGTTACAAATATTTCAAAATTAGATCATATACAGCGTAAAAAGAAAGATACTAATTTAGAAAAATATGGGTTTGAAAATCCAATGCAATCGGCGATTGTCGCTGCTAAAACAATTCAAACAAAAAAAACACGATATGCTCCGCATTATTTGGCAAAACAAAATCATAAACGATTTATTCAGATGGTACGTGAAAATTTTGAGTTAGATGCACTTGTAACTGAAGACCAGTACGTGGGAGTACAAACTAGACCTCTTATATCGTTTAGATGTTGTGCATGCGGACACACATTTGATAAACGATTTGATTATGCATCATTGCCAAAATGTGAGATCTGTCATCCAATTGATATATCATTTAAAAGTAAAGAAGAATTAGATCTTTTAACATTTGTTCAATCGCACACATCTTGCCAAGTAATCAGTGGAGATAGATCTGTTATATCTCCATACGAAATAGACATATATATACCCGAGTTAAAACTTGGTATCGAATATTGCGGATTATATTGGCATAGCGAATTAAGTGGTAAGAAAAGCTGGAATTACCATTATAGAAAGTGGCAAGCTGCTAAAGACGCAGGCGTCACACTTATTACAATATTCAGTGACGAGTGGACTACACAGCGGGCTATTATAGCAAATACTATCAAGATAAAACTTGGCACCGGTAATCGTAAAACAGGTGCTAGAAATTGTAAACCGATAACAGTGATGCGAGACACTGCTATTGAATTTTATAACCAATTTCACTTATTAGGCTCGCCAACTAGACTGCCGATAAATTTAGGGCTTGAGTATAAAAATGAGTTAATAGCATTGATGAGTTTTATTAAGACAACCGGTGACAATTATGAACTCACGCGGTTTGCATCTAACGGTATGATACCAGGAGCAGCAGGTCGGCTGTTATCGCAATTTATTAAAGCACATACTCCATCATCTATTGTTAGTTTCAGTGACAATAGATATAGTACTGGTAACTTATATAAACGATTGGGATTTTTGCAAATTGGAACGGTCCCGCCTATGCAACAATATGTAGAAAATTACAGTATCAAACATCACAAATTAAGTCTTAATAAAGACAAATTACAGCAAATGTACACTGATATCGATTTATCTAAAACCGAATGGCAAATTCTTCAAGAATTGGGATATGATAGAATTTGGGATTGCGGTAAAATTAAATGGGAACTACAGTTAACCATAAAAAATATGTAATTTTAAAAACAATAAAAAACCCCGGAGAAATCCGGGGTTTTTATTTCGTCTAATGCAATCATTGATGTTTTTGCATCAATGATTTCAATGACTTAGAGGAACTTTAAATGTGCAGTATTAATGCCCACGCCAGCCAAGTAATCAGCAGCATTGCCCAAAGACGACGCAGTGTTATTCAACTCAAGATAACCATAACGTGTCATGAATGAAACGACTGGCTCGAAAGTTGACGGATCGATAATAACGCCGGAGCTTGTAAGAGGCACATACGGGCAATAATAGGCAGCCGCATCAATCTCTCCAGGACCTTTGTAACCAACAAGTACGTTTGTGTCATCAGCAGCATACTGATCAACATACACGCGCATGCTGTTGTTTAGTGTTCCAACGAACTTTGTGTTTGTTGGTGCTTCGAATGTACCTTCTGTAGTACGTGCAAAAGCTGAAGTTGTAGCACTCTGTAGGATGGTAAGTGCAGTTGGGGAAACAACTACCCAGTTACCAGCGCCACGACGTGTACGTGCAGCAATCAAGTTAGCACCACGGTTGATGAGCACTGCAAGAGCAGCATGCTCGTCGCCAACGTATGTAGCAGTACCACTAACGGCACCCTGGTCATATGTTAGTGTTGTGCCAGCTAGTGTACGCAGAGAAACTAGGATTTCCTGGTCGATTTCTGCTGTAATTTCCTGGGCTAGTGCAGCCATGATTTCTGCTTCGATGTCGATACCTTGCTGAGCTTGTGCATCCTGTGCGGCTTCAAAGGTCCAACGAGCGGACAACTTACGTGTCTTGGCTTCGACGGTTTCTTTGAGGATCTGGATGTTCAAACGCTTACCAGCTGTACCTTCAAGCACACTTACTGGAGCAGCAGCAGGATATGTACTGTTGCCGTTACCAGAGTAGAAACGTGCGATATCGAATGGGCTTAGTGCTTCGCTACCTGCAACTACTGGAGTTGGTGTACCAAATGTATCAGCATAACGAACGCGTAGTGTGTGGATCTGACCAACTGGACCGCTCATTGGCTGTACGCCGATGATTTCGTTAGCAATAACTGTTGGCATAACACGACGTATAACAGGAAGAATAACCTTGTTCAAGGTTGCAACGTTACCAGCGCTAGTTGCGCCAGATGTTGCACTTTCAAAAAGTATTCCGCTCTTGGCCTGTAGATCCTTGCGTGTATTCTCAAGGACAACTTCCATAACTGTTTTGCGATTGCCGGTTAGACCTTCGCAGAGAGCAGCCTTTGTAGCCGTCCAGTGTGTCTCAAATAAGTTCTTTGACATTTTAATATAGCTCCTTAATTCTTGATACCTGCGAGATGTAAAAGATGACCGAGGCCGACGTCGTCCTGGGTTTCTTCAATCACTGCTTGGGCGAGTTTGTTGTTGGTTCTGTCGCCGGTTACAGCTACAGAGGTTGGGCGAGCAGTTTCAGCTAGGTTTATCCTGCTTGATGTGCTCTGGTTTCCGTTAACGACTGCTGGTAGATAACGTGAGAAAGTTTCTTTTAAGTTTGATACTTTAACGTCTTTCAACATATCTTCCATAACGGCCTTTTTATCGCGTGCTAGCGGAGATAACAGCTCTTTAAGAGTTGCTTCTCGTAGAATGCGATCATGTGCTACACGAACTTTGGCATTAGCTGCTTCAAGAAGTGTGTTCTGTCCATTAAGTTTGGCTTTCGCTTCTGCCAATGCAACATTTTTCTCCTGAAGCTGACGATCGAGCTTCTTAACTTCGCTACCTTCTGAAAGATAGCTAGCCATGTATTCGGCCGCTACGGCTTCAAATATACGACGTCCAAAATTGTTCTCACGAGCTTTCTTGATGTCGTCGCGCCATTGCTCAAACTCTGCTCTGATCACTTCGTTAAGAGTCTTGTCAACTACTACAACTGCGCGATTAATGAACTTTGTCTGGGCTTCGGTAATTTTCTTCTTGCCTTCTTGTGCCAGCTTAACTCGTTGCTCAACCAATGCCTTTTTATCAGCATGGAACTCAGCTATCTCTTCGCTAAGTTGTTTAAGCACGAATCCTTCAAGCTTGTTAACGCGAGTTTTTAGTTCGCGATTACTGCCTTCCTTTATGGTCTGCAATTCTTTAGCCATCAAACGACGCTGTGCCTCGAGAGTCTTTCGATCCTCGACAAACTCGACTACCTCTTCCTTGAGCTGTCTAGCCACAAATGTGTTGAGCATTTTTGCATGTTCAACCATTTTTGACTTATACATATTCTTGGCTTCGAGGGTTGCCTTGCTTAATTTCGCGCGCTGCCTGATCATTGCGGAACGATCTTCCGCAAATTCATTAAGCTCCGAACGAATGGTATCGGTTAGCATCGCATCTATGGCTTCAACAATCTTTGCCTTATCGCTGGTATAACGAATGGCGTAGTCTTCCTGGAGCTTCTGCTCCGCGGCTTTTACTTTGTTGTTAAAGGCCTCTTGGAGAGCTGTCTTGACGTTTTCGCCAAGAACTTCGTTTTCCAGGAGATCTTTTATTTCCTTTTCCATAGGCCACTTCTCCTTAATTAAGTTTCAATTCATCTACCCAGCTAAGTAGAATCTTCTTCAGGTGCGTTTGTGCAACTGCATCATGCTTCATACTTTCAGCTAGTTCATGAATTTTGTAACCGTGCTTGCGATTCATGATTGCCTCATACATTGGTGTAGGGTAAGCATTAGGCGCGCTTGGCTTTGCCACTATATCAACTGTAAGCATATCAAAATCTGATACTCTACCGTTGTCATCTACGTTACCCGATCCACGTGAGCTAACACCTAGTTTAACTCCGCAATCTAATAGCGTTTTTACGATGTTGCCGCACGGAGTTGGAAGTATCTGTAACTTACCGTATCCGTTAGCACCATCCATCCACATCTCGGTGATCTTGTGGCTGACTCGATCTAGATGTATCTGTAATTCTTGTGGGTGATCACATTCGCCGAGAACGCCCGCATCATTTTTTATCGCCTCTCGTATATTTTCAACAGCCTTGCGAATTTCATTTAATGGGTAAACACGTCCGTTGTGATTTCGAAGATCACCTTGAATAAAGATGCCTTTCATATAGACTTTCTTATCTCCACCTGGAGTAGATGCATCTTCTGTAATAACTTCAGCGTGTGCTGTGTCATAATTCATATGCTCAATTAGTATCCCATGGTTTATCATAATAGTTGCCTTATCGGTGGACCGTTTTGTAGAAATATTTAATAAAATATTGCAATTATTGGCATTTTATGCTGAATAATCACGTAAAATGGACTGATAGGTGTCTATCAGTCCATTTTATATGCAGTTTACTTAAGGTTAGCGCCACCTTTGCTTAGTGGACTCATTTTACCAACAGTGTCGGCACCAAACTGTTTAGCAGTTGTGTTGATAGCTGCGTCTGGTTTGTTACCTTCTTTGTTTTGACGTGACATACCATTTGAATATGACTTACGACGATTGTCGGCTTTCATATCTGGGTCAGCAATTTTCATTGCGTCCATGTTGTTTTTTGGAGCTGCTTCTAGCTCGTAACCTTTGTGGTCAGGGCCGGCACCAATGTCAACTGGCTTTGCACCAAAACGTGTTGTTTGACTTGGAGGAAGTGGACTGCGAGCCTTGTTACCGTCGCTCATGCCGCTCTGTGCAGCGCCAACGTCCTTTGCAGGAACTGACTTTTCCATGTCTTTGGTTACTACTTCGAGATCAAGGCTTTCTGCGATGTCGTCAAAGTCTTCGTCCATTTCCCAAGACTCGTCCTGGTCTTCTTTATCATCATCATCCTCTTCGCCGTTTTCGTCAGCTTCGAGACGTTCAAACTCTGCTTTTAGATCGGCTAGCATTGATTCTAAGTCGTCCATCTTTGCTATAATTTCTGCATGCTCGCCGCTGGCGCCGGAATCACCG